CCGGGTCTGGTGGTTCCCGCTGGACGAAGAGAAGTGCAGGGTGAAGCGGGCCCATGTCGGTGAGTGCGCCCTGTCCTTTATCGGGACCCCCTACGACTATCAATCCATCCTGCGCCTGTGCCTTCGCAGGGTATCGACGCAGATGGACAAGCTCTTTTGCTCGGAATACTGTGCGGTCTGCTACGGCCTGGGCGGCGAGGCCCCGACCCCCGCGGACATGCCGAAACTCGGAATCTTCAAAGACCCTGTGAGGCTGGTATGATGAACGGTTACGAATTCATTGGCTTTCAGGCCATTTCGGACCTGCTGAAGAACGAGCCCCTGGCGCTCTGGATCGCCGAGCACATCCTGGCGATCAATATTGCGCTGGGCATCGCGGCCCTGATTGCGAAGCTCACCCCGTCAAAAAAGGATGATGAATTCTGGGCCGAACTCAAGGAGCGGTTCAATCAATACACGGGGAAGAAGAAGGACTGATATGTGGCGCATCGCCGTCATCGTATCGGTGGCGATCCTGTTCGCCATGATCATTGAATCCTGGATGAAGATGAGGTTTTAGCATGGCCGACAAGAAGCTCACCCAGCTTGACGAGATCACCTCCGTCACTCCGGAGGACATCATCTACATCGTTGATTCCCCCGGCGGCACACCTGCGAGCAAGAAGCTGACGGCCTGATTATGAGCTGGGACGGCTCACGGATGCTCAAGGACAACGACAGCCCCAGGGTGGAGATAACGCTCAGATGGTAGGGATGATGAACCGGATCGTCCAGGGGGAGGCGGGGGAATGAACGTCTATCGTATCCAGGACAAAGACGGCCGTGGACCGTGGAAGCCGGGATTTTCGCACAAGTGGGTCGAGGACCGGGATGATCTGGACAACCTGCCGCCGTGGTACGTCGAATTCGGCCCCATACACACAAGGGCCTATACATGGGAAAGCGTGGGGTCCGCCTGCCGGACGGTAGAGCAGTTGCGCCGATGGTTCACGAGATCCGAATACGGGACGCTCATCCGCCATGGGTATCAGGCAGTAAAAATGGATGCCTCGCGGATTCTCGCCGCCTCGGACATTCAATGTGTCTTTACCCGAAGCAACAAGCCGCTGAACTGCGATTTTGAGAAATTTGACCTGTATGAAAGTGGCAAGATCGCCCACCTTGAGGCGAGTATTGATTTTTGCGGAACATCAGATATCGATGCGATTAACGGAACGTCCTTAAGCGATCTCACTTCCGTTCTTGGATATGAGTTCTAGGGGGAAATAAAAATTGGCTGATTCCACCCTCTATACGAATGCCGTAGCGATCTACGACTTCGAGAACAATGCAAACGCCACGAAGGGCAGCAATCTCACCGCCACGGGTTCTCCTGCCTATTCAACTACTGGTGAGGCTCAAGGGACATACTGGGCCGGTGCGCTTGATGGTGGTGACTACTTTTCCATCACCAGCAACACGTTCAACTTTACGGGGAGTTATTCTGTATCGGCGTGGGTGTCTTTTAGCAACCTCCCTTATTACGGCCCTATCTGTTCGTTCTATTATTCACCGAATGGATCAGGATGGGCTATTACTCAAGACGATGACTACTCTCTCAGGGTTCAGCACAGGCAGAACTGGTCAGACACGAACTACGATTTTACAAGCGCGAATTTCACGACATCCACAAGATACCACATCGTGGTATCCCACAACGCATCTACTAATGAGTGCTGGGCTTATGTATCTACGACGAGTTTTGGGAATATCTTAAACACTCATATTGACGCGGCAACCGATCCCGGAAATGACGCGGCGGGTGGTACATTGTACGTTGCCCGCCACGAAATGTCTGACACGAATTTACAAGGATATATTGACGAGGTCTGTTTTTGGAACAGCGCAATTACTTCTACTGATGCCGAGGCCATCTTCAACGCCCGAGACGGTGGGACGAGTTGGAGGGAAACGGGTGCGGCGGCCAGCACGTCGTCTTCCATCCCCAAGATAATGAACTACCTCCGACAGATGAGGGGGAACTGATATGTGGGACATGATTCAAGGGCAGGGCAACTGGATTCCCGTCGGGCCGTTCCTCTCGAATTCTGACGGGGTGACTCACATTACAAGCGTGGGCCTCGCGGCGGCGGATCATGCGATCATCGTCAAGCAGACGGGCTCCATGCAAATCCTCGCCAGCAACTCTTTCGTTGCCGTGGAATCGGGCGCCGGTATCTACAGGCTCTATCTAACAAACTCGAACTGCGACACCTACGGCCCGGCGCGGGTCTCCATCGTGGACAGCTCTTTCCACCTGCCTGTTTTTGCCGATGTCTGCTTGCAGAACAGCGCCTTCTGGGGCCTGAAATACAGCGCCGTTGCCCCGGCCCTGCACGCGAACGTGTCGAGCATCGCCGCACAGGTCAACAGCGTTTACAACCAGAACGCCCTCCAGCCCACGAGCGCAACATGGTACGCTGCCCATTCCTCCCTCGATGTCAGGGTGTCGAGCGTAGACGCGCGGGTGCAGACCCTGCCGAATTCGTCTACCCTCAACGCCCATGTCCTTACGCTTCCGACAAGTTCAACGCTGCGTACCCAAGTCCTCACCCTGCCGACCTCCACGAGCCTGCGGGCGGAGATTGCCACGCTGCCGAACTCACAGACTCTCAACGCGCATGTGCTCACTTTGCCGAACAGCTCGACGGTGAGCGGCCTTGTCACCGTTCGCCCGACCTCGGCGACGTGGTATGCGGCGATCAGCAGCCTCGACGTGCGACTCCAGGGTGTCACCTCGCAGACCATGTCCCAGACAATCGACGGGACAGTGACGTTCATCCAGTCCCAGCGCCTTGCCCTGGCGATCCTCACCGGGATCACGTCGGGCGGCGGGACAAACACGTTGACCTTCCGGGACGTGGGCGATTCGAAAGACCGCCTCGTCGTCACGGTTGACTCGAACCAGAACAGAACAGCGATCACGACTAGAGACGGATCGTAGGAGGTACTGAGAAATGGCAAAGGGATGTATCGACAATTTCCTCGACGGGGCTTTCGACGTCATGATCAACAGCGCGACGCACATCACCGTCTGCAAAGCGGCTCCGGCCTCCTTCGCGGAGGCGGTTAGCACCCACCGAATCGCGCAGAGCGTGACTTCGGGCGGCAACTTCGCCAAGGCCAACGGAGACACCAACGGACGAAAGGTCACGCTGGCGCAGATCGCAGGCATCTCGGTTTCTTCGACGGGCAACGCGAACCACATCGCCGTCGTCAACAGCGCGGGCGGGCAGTTGATCTACTGGACGACCTGCACCTCGCAGGAGCTGACGCAGGGGAACACCGTGACCGTCAACGCATGGGACATTGAGATCGCAGACCCGACGTAAGGGGCTGATTCATGGCTCTGGGATTTTTCCCTGACAGATACTTCCCGGCCGGTTTCCTGTCGGCGGCGTTCTTTGGCGACTATGGGACACCGACTATTGCCGTGCAGGAAGCGGCTCACGGGCACACAGCGGACACAGTCACGTTGACGCAGATCCATGTGCTCGTCCCGCAGGATGCAACTCATGGGCATATTGCGGACGCTGCGGGCATCACGCAGGGGCACATCCTCGCCATTCAGGAAGCGACCCACGGCCACACGGCAGATAGTCCGGGAATAAGCCAGGCTCATGTCCTTTCGGTCCAGGATGCGACTCACGCGCAGGCGGCCGAGAATGTCGGACTGGTAACTGCGGGCCAGGTATCCGTGCAAGAAGCAACGCACGGCCACAGCGCTGAGAACCCGACCCTGACCCAGCAGCATGTGCTGGCCGTCAACGACGCCACGCACGCGCACACGGCAGAGTCTCCCGGGCTGGTACAGCAGCACAGCCTGGGGGTGGATGAAGCAACCCACGCTCAGACGGCAGACAATGTGACGACGGTCACGGCGGGAACTGTATCAATTCAGGATGCCACCCATGGGCACAGCGCCGACGAGGTCACGCTCGTCCAGCAGCACGTTCTGACGGTCCAGGATGCCACCCATGGGCACAGCGCGGAGGCCCCGGGGACGGTCCAGAACTTCACCCTTGAGGTGCAGGACGCAAGCCACGGGCATACGGCGGACGGCTCGGCCTTCTCGCAGGTGCATCAGCTCCTGATCGACAGTGCCCTGCACGCGCACGCGGGAGACGGGGTCGGTATGACGCAGGCCCACATCCTCGTCGTCCAGGAGGCCCTGCACGCGCACGCCGCGGACATGGCGGCTGCCTACTGGCAGATCACGTATTTCCCGGCCAAATACCGGGTACTGCACAAGGACATCATGCCCCGGGTGCTCAAGGTGGCGAAGGACTACCGGGGATTCACGAAGCAGACAAACGAGAGTGTATTCCGGGCGGAATAGGGGGAAGCCATGCCGTCATTGATCGCGCCGCTCTACGTCAAGAAACACGACCTGCAGCCCTACTACTACGTCCAGGTCAAGGACGGCTCGGGGACCAACATCGACGTCACCGGGGCCACGATCTACTGCACCATGAAGCAGGCGCGGGCGGGGACCCGGAAGGTCGACCGGCAGACCACGGGCATCACGATCAACTCCGGCACCCTCGGCTGCTTCTACTACGCCTGGCAGGGATCGGACACCTCCGAGGCCGGGAAATACTACATCGAATTTGAGATCAACCCGACGGCCGGGGGGAAGTTCACCGTGCCGGCCGACCCGAACGAGCGGGCCGAGGTCATCATCATGGAAAGCCTTGACGCGAGCTAGAGGGGGAGCCCATGTCCTACGCAAGCTATGAAGACGTGATCGCCAGGTATCCGGTCCTGAAAGACTGGGGGAAGCAGGAGACCGATGTCAACTCGGACCTGATCTATTACGCCGAGATCGAACTCAACGGCCTGCTGGGGACCCACTTCACGGTCCCCTTCGCCACGACGCACCCTACGGTTACGGACCTGACGATCGACCTGGCCTACTACCGGGCGGCCATAACCCGGCAGCCGGACAAAGTGGAAGGCCTCCGCAAGCGCGTCATGGACCGGATCGAAAGGATCAAGGCGGGCAAGGAAGTCATCGCCACGGGCAGCGGCAGCCTCGCCGTGGAGACCTCGCAGGTGCCCGTCTGGTCGAACGTCGAGGACTATCACCCCGTGTTCTCGATGCTCGACGCGGAAAGCGAGTACAGCCGCGTGTCGAGCGGTATGCTCTACGATTTGGAGACCGAACGATCATGATGCCCGGCAAGATGTTCCAGCTCGTCGGCATGGAAAAGCTGGCGCAGAAATTCCTGAAGGTCGGCGCGGAGCTGAAAAACCGCAAGCCCGCCCACGCGAAGATTGTCGCCGTCCTCGACGGCATGATCCAGCGGAATTTCCAGACCGAGGGGCGCGGCTTCGATGAAAGCGGGTGGAAGCCCCTGGCGGCCTCGACCGTCAAGAAGCGCATGGCCCGGAACAAGACCGGCAACATGCGGATCCTCCAGGACAACGGGCAGCTCAAGACCCGATGGAAGCACTACTACGACAACGAAAAGGCGCAGATCCAGAGCGGCGTGAACTACGGCATCTATCACGACTCCGACAAGCCGCGAAAGAGCAAGCTGCCGCAGCGCAAAATCCTGCCCCGAAAGGAGAACTACGGGGACAAGGTGAAGGCCATCTACCAGGCATTCGTAAAGGGGGCGCTCAGTGGTTAATCGCAGCACCGTGGCAAGAGGCATCGAGACGATCCTCAAGGAGAACCTTGAGGGCTACCTGATCGAGCGCAACCCCGAGAGGAACGAGGATCCCAACGTCGCGGCCAGGGACAAGGGGTGGATCGGCATATTCCGGGGCGATGCCGACTACGAGCCCGCGCGCGTGAGCGCGACCCCCTGGCGAGTGACGCTGACGCCCCGGGTCGAAATCCAGGTGGCAAGCTGGGAGAGCGGCGAGAAGTGCGAGGAGAACCTCGAGTTCGCCGTCAACGAAGTCCTCACCGTCCTGAACTCGAACCGCACACTGAACGGCACGGTGGCAATGACCGTGGGCTATTCGGTGACGGACGAGGTCAACAGAACGCAGGAGGGCGTCTACTTCCAGGCGGCCATCATCACCATAAAGGCAGAGGTACGGGCATGAAAATCAAGTGGTTGATCGAGGAGAGAGTGCATCCTCACATCGGGCGGCTCAACCCCGGAGAGGTCCGGGATGTCCCCGACGATATAGGGCAGGCGCTCGTCGCGCAAGGCGAGGCCGCCGTCTTCGTTCCGCAGGAGCATGTGCTACAGCCGCAAAGCGTAGTGCACAAGATGAAAGCAAAGCAGCAGTCGGAAGGAGGTGACTGATCATGGGATACGGACTCACGGGGCATGTAGGAATCAGCTTTCAGACGTCCATGGGGACGGTGAATGCGTCGAGCTATCACTGGATTCCGGTCATCAACGAATCCATCACCTTGAGCAAGAACCCCATCGTCTCGGAGGGGATGCGGGGCCGCTTCGAAAGCGGGGACTCCTGGGAGGGGGTCAACGCCGTCGCGGGTGACATCGTGACCGAAGTCCACCCGATCCTTGTCGGAAAGTTCCTCAAGGCGTGGTTCGGGCAGTCTTCCGGGGCGCTGGCGACCTCGCACTATGATCATACGTTCAACCCCCGGCAGGTGGACTGGGACACCCTCTGTGCCGTCCCGCCGTTCACCCTGGAGAAGTACCTCGCCGTGGGCAGCGCCCATCAGTACCGGGACTGCGTCGTCGACCAGCTCTCGTTCGAGATCGCGCAGGGGGCGCTCATCAAAATGACGGCCTCGATCATCGGCGGGGGCTACATGACCACCGTCGTCAAGTCCACGCCGACATACCTGACGGGCTCCGAGTTCACCTGGGACCAGTGCTCGCTCTCCATCGCCGGAACCGGGGTCGACGAGATCCGCGACCTGACACTCACCTTTGCCAACAACCTCGAGGCCTACGGGACGCTCAACAACACGAAGTACGCGAACCGGATCAAGAGGGGCGGGTTCCGCACGGTCGAGATCGGAGGGACGATCTTCCACGAGGACGACACCCACTTCAACAGCTTCCGCAACCAGACCGCGCAGGCCGTTGTCCTGACGATCAGGGGCGGGGAGTGCGGCTCGGGCTACTACAACACCCTCAAGTTCGATTTCCCGCGGGTCAAATTCCGCGAGTACCCGGCGGCCCTTTCCGGCCCGACGGAGCTTGAGGTGAGCTTCACCGGGGATGCCTACTACAACGCAGACTCGGCCACGATGGTGACGGTCACACTGACCAACACCCACACGGCCTACTAACGCACCCACGAAAGGAGGGCGGCACGGATGGACTACATCATCAACTGGTCAAAATATGAAACGATCTTCAACGGGGACACCGTCACCATGGAACTGCTGCCCCTGACAAACGAAGGGGCGGCGGTTCTCATGGACTACTTCGACGGGGCGAAGACGAAGACAGAGCTCGACGCCATGACGGCCGACGAAAAGGCGAGGCTGTCGCAGGCCATGATGAAAAAGATCAAGCACGTCAAGCCCGTCCTGGCGGATCACGTCCGGGGTATCTCCGGCTTCACCGTCAACGGGGCGGCGCCCGACGTCGGGTTCATGGCCGACTCGCCGGTATTCTTCCCGCTGGTCGTGGAGCTGCTGGGCGAGCTGGGCCGGCGCAGCCGCCTGACGAAGGAAGATGAAAAAAACTGAGGCTGGCGGTTCGGCACTCCGAGACGGGCAGGTTCATCGCCCACCGGGTCGCCGGGCTGCCATGCACGGCATGGGTCGAGGTCTTCTGCCAGTGTCACGAGTTCCACTTCGACGGGGGCATGGCACGGGTAAAGGGTTCGAAGAAGCAGCAGGCCCGCACGGGCTACTGGACACGGCTGGCATGGCCTGACGGCAAGAGCACGCTGGAGCAATATAGGATCGTGGTCGAAACCATGCACACCATCAAGGACGAGATGACAACCATGCACGCGAGGCGACTGGGATAATGGCCGACAACATCCTCGAGATCGTCATCAAGGCGAAGGACGAGTTCACGGGCACCATGAAGGGGCTGACGGGCGGCCTGCCGGGGCTGGGGGCTGCCGCAGCGGCTGCCGGGGCTGCGGTTGCGGCCGCGGGCACGGCCATCTTCACCATGACGAAGCACGTCGCCGAGGCCCATGCAAAGATATTCGACTTCTCCCAGCAGCTCGGGCTCTCGACTGGGTTCATTTCCAAGATGCAATACTCGGCCCAGCTCGCCGGGGTCGAGTTCCAGCAGCTCGAGATGGGCCTCAAGCGCCTTTCCATCGGGATCGGCGAGGCCTCCTTCGGAACGGGCGAGGCGAAGCAGGCCTTCGACACCCTCGGGATCAGCGTCAAGGACGCCTCGGGCAACGTCAAGACGGCCGAGGAGCTGTTCCCGGAGATCGCCGGGGCCCTCGAAAACGTCGGCAGCGCGTCCCAGAAGGCCGCCATCGCGGCGCAGATCTTCGGGGCCCGCGGCACGGCCATGCTGCAGGTGCTGGCTGAGGGGCGGGAAGGCCTCGAGGATATGTGGAAAGAGGCCGAGAAGTTCGGGGTCGTGGTCTCCGAGCGGGCAGCCCGCAACGCCGACAACTTCGACGACGCCTTGACCAAGGTCAACATGAGCTTCAAGGGCCTGCAGAACACCATGGCCGAGGAACTCATGCCGATCCTTGCGGCCCTGGCGAACCGCTTCGCAAACTTCGTGGCCGAGAACCGGGAGGGGATCATCGAGTTCGTCAAGAAATCCATCGAGGTGCTGGCGACCTTCGTGGAGTACGGGGCCTACGGGGTCGCGGTCCTGATCGACGCATGGCGCGGGCTGCAGATGATATGGCAGGTCCTGGTGATTTCCGCGACGACCCTTGCCGACACCGTCGTCCGGGCCCTCGGGTACATGACCGAGAAGGCCACGGGCTTCATGCAGACCTTCAACATCGGGGGGGTGTTCGACGAGGCGATCGGCAAGGCGAAGAATTTCAACGCGGCCCTCAAGAGCACCTCCGGGGAGCTGCAGGCCACGGCCGACGCGGCATGGGGGAGACTCAACGAGCTTGTGAGCCAGGGCCTTGCCACGGGTAGGGTTGCCGAGTACGCCCAGGCCGTCAAGGACATCCTCGCCGGGCTCTACGAAGAGGGCGACGCCGGGGTCCCGCCCTTCACGAACAAAAACGTGGGGGCCATGATCGAGAACGCCGCGAAGGCCAAAGAGGGAACCCAGGCAAATATCGACGCCTTGATCGAGATGTGGGGCCAGTATTACCTCACCGAAACCGAGCGGCTCGACCTCTGGTACGCCATGCAGCAGGAGAAATACGCGGCCAACAATGAGGCCCTGCTGCTTCTCAACGACATCTACTGGGCCAAAAAAGAGGAGATGGACCTCGAGAAGCAGGCCCAGGCCTACGAGAATCTCAGGGCCCTGCACGAGGAGTGGACCCTCACGGAGATGGAGCGGCTCGACCTCTGGTATCAGCAGCAACTCGAGATGTTCCAGTTCAACGAAGAGGCGAAGACCCAGCTTGCTGAGATCTACGCGGCCCGCCGTCTCAAGATCGAGGAGAACGAGAAGGCCAAGGGCAAGAAGCTGGATCAGGATGAGATGGTCTGGAAGAAGACTTTCTCCGACGGCATCGGGGCCATCCTGGCGGCCGGGGCGCAGGAAAGCGCCGTCATCGCAAAGGCCAAGGCTGTTTTCGATACGGTCATGGCGACCCAGTCCGGTGCCATCAAAGCCTATGAAGCCCTCGCATGGATTCCGGTTGTCGGCCCGGCCCTCGGGCAGGCTGCTGCTGCGGCCGTCATCGCATTCGGCATGGCCCGCCTCGCCACGATCAACTCGGCCACCTACGCTGCCCACGGCGGCATGACCTACGTCCCGAATGAATCCACCTACCTGCTCAACAAGGGCGAGCGCGTCCTGTCTCCACGGCAGAATGAAGACCTCACCGACTACATGGAAGGGGGCGGCCAGGGGGTGACGATCCAGAACCTGCACGTCGAGGCCTTCCCGAATGCCACCAACGTCAACGCCCTCAAGGACATGGACCGCCGCGACTGGGAGGACATCGTCGCCGACAAGATCATCCCGGCCATGCGGACGCTGGCAAGCCAGGGGGTGAAGGTATGAGCGTGACTTATCAACTCGGCATATCGAGCGCGGACGCCGTGACCCTCTACCCGGACTATGATTATTTCGGGGGGCAAAAGCAGATCCGCTCTGAGCACCGCAGTCGATCGGGCAAACTCCGGGTCTACAAGTGGGGCGACTACGACCGATTCAAGTTCGGGCTGAACTGGGTGCCGGCCTCGGATGCCTCGCTCGTGAATTCATGGTGGGATACGAACACGAAGTTGCTGCTGTTCATCACCTCGGACACCGCGACCGAGGTGCATTCGTGCATGATCCTCAACGATGAAACCCCGCTGGGATCCTATAACGAGCCCTACGTCGACTATTACAAGGGCGCGATCACCCTGGAGGGATACTAGGCGTGCTGGACGTTACATCGTGGTTCGTGGTCCAGCTAGAGGACCGATCATCTAAGCCCGTCAGGCAATTTTTGCTCGGGACATCGGACTATTCCGACCGCGTTCTGCGTTGGCCGACCCTCAAGCGAACGGCGAACAACCTGCAGACCGTCAAGGTGACGGTGCAACTCGACAACGCCGACGGGGCCCTGAACCATTTCTACTCCGAGACCTATAAGATCGTCCAGACGGGCTACCTCAAGGCTGGGTTTGCCCATCCGGACAGCGGAACGGAGTATGCGACCCTCTACACGGGCGAGGCCAAGGAAGTAAAATACAAGGATGAGAAGTGCGAGCTCCGGCTCCGCGATCTCCTGCATGACCTGGGAGAGCGCAAGGTCGGCCAGTCGAGCGCTCCGGTAGTCTTCAGCGAGCAGATTCCCTCTGACATCGGGTGGACCCTCTGCACCTGCTACGGGTATTTGAGCAGCGTACAAAGCACCTCGAACCCTGACATCGACTATGCCGACTTTCAAACGTGGGCCGCGCAGTTCTCGGCCGACACCGTAACCATTGCCGCCTACTGGGACGGGCAGAGGGTTGTGGAGGCCCTGGCCACCCTCTGCGAGCAGACCGACTCGGCGGTCTGGATCGACGGTGCGGGACGGCTGACGTTCAGGAAGTTCATCGAACCGGATTCGAACGACCTGACCATCACGCGGGACCACTTCACCGACCTGGAGATAGATGTCGAGACCCTGCGGTTGGCAAACAA